ATGCAATGCAACAAGAGATAGAAAGTTCTGGATACACCAGAGAAAACGTATGTTACTTTACAGATTGGAGTGTCATATCAAATGCAGATGACATGTTAGATAAAAATAAATCTGGTAAACATTTAATTTATGACTTGCGACACACTTTTAGAGGTACACAACATGACGTTACAATGAATGTTTGTAAATTAGAAAGAGAAGTATGAAAGAAAAATTTTTAAACCCAGTACCTTATGAATATTATGGAGATAATGTTCGTTGGTTTATTGCAACAGTTATTGATGCATCACCACCATTTGGGTTTGAAGGGCGTGTAAAGATAAGAATACATGGGTTACATTCAGAAGAGACATATTTATTGCCACAACAAGATTTACCTTGGGCACAATGTGTGCTTCCAACAACAGAAGGTGGTGTATCTGGCATAGGTAAATCACCAAAGATACAACCAAACTCATTAGTTTTTGGTATGTTTATGGATGGTAATCATTCACAAACACCAATAATTTTAGGTTCTTTACCACATTTAGAATTTCCAACGTTAATGCAAAACAATCAAGTGCTTGAAGATGTTGGTGATGATAGTAAACCTGAAGGTATATTCGGTAGACTAGCAAGTGTATTTACACCAAGAGATAAAGGAATAGAGAATGATAACACTAGTAGTAATCCAAGAAAATTTTCTGACACAGTTAGAGACAACAGAGTAAGACATTCAGTACAGTTTTTATTAAATTTAGGTTATACAGAAAATCAAGCAATTGCAATTACATCTGGTTTGTTTATTTCATCTAAAATGGTTACTGGTAAAACTGGACTTGGAGATTTTTCTAAACAAAGATTTTCTAACTTAATCGCATTTAGTTCAGCATATAGACAATTTACAACACAATTAGAATTTGTTGTTTTTGAACTAAGAGGTGAGAAACAAAATGCTAATATAAAAATACTACAAACTGATAGTTTAGAAGGTAAAAATTCTTTACCAGAAATTGTGACTAAATACTACTTAGAAAACAATGCATCTGGTTTTAAAGATGAAGTTGAAGCAAAGGCATTAGAAATTAAGGAGAGTATTGGTGAGTAGAGAAACTAAATCAAGAATTAATGCTCAATTAAGAAGATTAAAAAGAGAGGACAAAGAGCAAGAATACATTAAAGTAAACTTACCAAAAGCAAGTGACCAACTTCGTGCTAAATTAGATACAACTATTGGTAGAGATTTAACAGAAATTGGTGGTATAAAACCTTTAGACGTAGTACAAAATGCAAAAGGTGATGTCATACAGGGTGAAGGTGTTGCTCTTATTACTGAAAATTTACCTAGCATTAATGGTATTAATGACCCTGGGTCAATTACACTACCATATTCTGCTGGTAGTTTATCAACTAATTTTGGTGGTTCTGATTCTGGTTTTAATTCATCGTTTAATGTTAGTGCAACAAAAACTGGTGGAGATTCTGCTCAACCTATTTCAACAATATTAGGTGAAATAACAGGTGCGCCTGCTTTAAAATTATCTCTACCTAAACTTAATTTAAATATTGCAGGTGGTGGTAGTCCAACAAGTATAGCAGAAGGTATTGATGGTGCAGTTGCAAAAGCAAGTGCTAAAGCATCATCAATCGCAGATGCCGCTAGTGGTATTGCATCTTCTCAAGAACTAACTGAAATAGCAAGTGTTACTCAAAATCTTGATGCCGCTGGTGCCGCAGAAGCAGTAACTAAATTAATATCTGGCATACCTGATTTAAAAACTACAAAAAATCCAGAAGATGTTTTGGGTAATGTTGAAAATAAAACAGGTGTAAAAGAACTTCAAGCAAAAGCAAAAGAAACTAAACTTAAACTTCAATCTTTTCCTGGTGTAACAGATTTTGTTGGTAAAATTAAAGATTTAGCAGGAGACATAGGCGAATTTGTTGACAAGGCGACCGATGCCATAGCAACTGTAGTAGCAACAATTGCCACAGGTTTAGATGGCGTGTTACAAAATATTACAGAAAAAATAACATTAAATACAGAAAACAAAGTAAAAGGCATTACTGGCAGTGGATTAGAAAGTGCTGAGTTAAGAAATATCACAGAAGATATAGCAAAGAAAACATCACAAGGTGATGCAAATGCAATCAAGGCAGTACTTGGAAATGCAGACATTGGCGACAAAATGAAAGATATTGTAGATAAAGTAGAATCTCCTGCAAGTCCTTTAGATTTTAAAAACGAAATACAAGATAAAGCAGAAAAATCTGGCGTATCAAAAGATGAAATAGATAATGCAACAAATACAGTTGATAGAGCAGATAAAGAAATAAAATCATTAAACACTACAATTGCTGGTCAAATGGTATTAGATGCAAACTTCTATGACTTACCAAAACCTATTGGTGAAGAGATTACAAAGTGGTCAGGTAAAAATAGTGGTGACGAAGTATTTACTTTTGTATCTTCTGTTGAAGAATTAAATTCAGAAATACATGCAATTTCAAGACCATTATCAGAAGTGGTAATCCATGCAACTGAAACTGCGACTGATAAAGACATTGGTGCAATAGAGATAAATAACATACAATCACAGTTAGGACATGATGGTATTAGTTATCATTATGTTATACGAAGAGACGGAAGATTACAAAGAGGTAGACCACCAGATAGAGTTGGCGACCATACGTCTGCAAATGGTCATAATAATCATTCTCTTGGTATTGTGCTTGTTGGTGGAATTAATGTTGCGACTGGCGATACAGATGCACTTGGCAATAGGTCATCGTCTGCATTTACACGAGAACAGTATACAACACTTGAAAGATTCTGTCAAGCATTTTATAGTAGATATCCAGGTGGTAATATCTTTGGACATAATGATTTAGATGCAGAAGAAACTGACCCATATTTTGACGTGCAAGAATATACAGAAACAGTATTTAGAAAACAGTTAAATGGTATAACAGACCCACTAAACGAAGGACCAGTTGACCCAACTTCAACTACACTAAACACATGATATATAGTAATGAATATGGTACAGTAGACTTGTTATCAGAACAATTCTTAAAGTCATTAAAAAGTGACGAAGGTACTATTGGCATGAAACTATCGGGTGGTGCTGATACGGCATTGTTATTATACTTAGTTGCAAAAGAAATAAGTGAAAGAAATTTAAAATTTGATATATTGCCATATACTTTTAATGATAAACCAGATAGATTTATCGTTGCTCAGATGATTGTGAATGAAATTAAAACAGTTTTTCCAACTGTTAGATTTAAAAAACATCAATATGGAGATATCTCACCACCATATAGAAGAGTATTTGATAAGTGGGCACTTAAGTTAACAGAAAAAAATGATATAGTTTTTTTTACAAATGCAACAAATTTACCAGCACCACTAGATGTTATTACAAATAAAGAATTAGCAGAGTTTGTTGGAACACGAGAGGCACCAAGAAATTATGATACTCAAGACTTAGAACGAATTGGAATAAAAAACATACCAGAATATTCACCATTTAAAAATGTTGATAAAAGATTTACTGCTCAAGTATATGAAGATGAGTTTTTATTAGAGACTTTATTTCCATTGACTAGGTCATGTTTAGGAAGTGCAGAAGTTACTGACTATCATGAAAAACCTTGCAAGATGTGTTATTGGTGTGAAGAAAAGTATTGGGCATTTGGTCAATATGATGCAGTAGGATAATTAGATGACAACTAAAAAAGATAACTTTAAGTTAAGAACACAAAAACTAGGCATTGGTTTAGAAGAAAGTCTTGGAATACAACAAAAGGGTTTTCAAGACCCAACTGGTGAGTTTCCAAAAAGAACATATAACTTTGGGTCATCAATAAACCAAGCGGCAAGAGGTGCTAAAATTAATAATCTCTACACAAGTGGTGGAGATATTGGTGTATCACTTAACATTGAAGACCAAAGACCTTCAGAGTTTCCTTTCAACCAAGTAGATGAAACTACATCTGGTCATGTTGTTGAATACGATGACACACCAGGTGGTGAAAGAATTTTAATTAAACATCGAACTGGCGCTGGTGTAGAAATGAGAGCAGACGGAAGTGTTGTCGTTTCTTCAACAAATAACAGAATCGAAGTCACAGGTGGTGACCAAACAACTATAGTCGAAGGTGCTGGTAATCTAGTCTACAAAGGTAATCTTAATTTAGTAGTCACAGGTGATTACAATGTTGACGTTGGTGGTAATTATAATGTACAAGTTGCTGGTAATATGGTTGAAGGTATCTCAGAGAATCATCGTACATTTGTTACAAAGAACTCAGAGTATGTCACAAAAGGTACTAAGTCCACTAAGACTATTGGTAATCATACTGACATTATGTTAGCAGATAATCACCAATATGTCAAGGGTAATCAAAACAATTGGGTACAGGGTGATATTGAAATTGCTACAGAGCAAGACATGTTTGTATCTGCAAAGAGTTCTCTTGCAATGACAAGTGAGGTCTTTAATGCGACAGGTGTTAAACAAGTATCAATCTTTGGTATGAAAGGTTCTATTGGTGGTAAACAAGTTGACTTTACAGGTCAAGTATTTCAGGGCAATGAAGGTCCTGCACCATTTACTAGTGGTGCCGCATTCTATGGTTCATTTCATGGTCAAGCAACTGAGGCAATGTTCTCAAGAACTGCATGGACGGCAGAGAAATCTAAGTTCGCAGAAACATCTGGTGTGACAGAATCACAAAACTATGCAGAAAATGTAACAAGTAGTGGTGGTAGTGTACCTCCTGGTGGTGCACCAGAAATTGTTCTGAATCAAGAAATTAAAACACCAATCGGACCACCACCGATTCCAAGTATTGTCGCCGCATATGGTAGTATGGGTGATTTTGCGATACGTGACGTTGCAATTGATGAAGGCGATAAACTGAAAAACAGATTAGACTTATCTGACGATTATAAAGGTTACTTTGATAAACACCCAACAACTCAAGAAATACGTTCTAGATTAAGAGGTGATGCTAGAAACAGTTTACTTGGACAATTGATTGCAGAAGAACGAGTAAGTGATACTGCATACAGAACAACACCAGATAAAATAGGTAGAACTGTTGGTAAGAAACCAACTTCTAGATTTGGTTACACACCAATTGGTAATGCAATAGAAAACAGAGGTAAGAGGTTTACACCAAAATGATAATAGTAGTCGACCCAGTATTTAATCCAAACAAACAAAGTAGTATTAGTGCTAGTACTAAATTAGGACCAGGAGTAACAATTGCTAAGTTTCTTGGTGCATATGGAGATAGAACTGCATTCAATCATGTTGGTAGCAACGATGATAGAAAACAAATAGCAAGACAATTATATTTACAAGCAGAAATGATGCGAGTCATTCAAGGTAATATTGAATTGTTTAATGATGTTCGTTTGATTGTAAGTGAAGGTATCTATCGTGAAGGACCAACAGAAACACTTGCGGGTGATACATCGAAAAAGAATAAAGGTGAGTTGGTGTATTATCAAGTAATTAATAAGAATGGAACAATAGATTTTGAAAAGTCATTTGATATAGCAGAATATTGGAAAGACTATACAAATTTTGACGAATTACGTTTAGATTACGATACTTATAATCCAGATGGGTCACTTACTGTATCAATAGGTGTATTGATGCCGACGGTAGACGAAGGGTTTAATGTAAACTTTAAGAATGACGTTAAAACTTTTTTCAATAATTCACTACAATCTGCAGATGAATTAGTAGAAATTAAAGAAGATTAGTATAAATAGACATATGGCAACAAGAAAAGCATACTCTAGAGAAGACCAAGGTGATTTAAACACTACTAGTATTGCTACGAGTAGAAATGTTGACTTTAAAGATATTGACTTATCTTTTAAAGTGACAACAGTTTCGGGTGATATATTTAAGAAACAATCAACTGCCGCTGTAAAACAAGCAATCAGAACTTTGTTACTTACAAATAGATTAGAAAAACCTTTTCTTGCAACTTTTGGAGGAGACTTACAAGGACAACTATTCGAATTAGCAGACAGAGACGGGTCAACTATTATTCGTAATAATATTATAGCAACAATTGAAAGATTCGAACCAAGAGTAAAAGTTCTAAATGTTATAGTTGCTCTAGAACCAGATAGAAATAGATTAGGTGTGACAGTAGAATTCAAAGTAATTAATACACAAGAAACAGTTGTTTTCGAAACAACAATAGACAGGTTAAGATAATATGGGACAAACAACAATTAAATCAACTGCATTAGACTTTACTGCAATAAAAAATAATTTAAAAGTCTTTCTTTCACAACAAGACGAGTTTACAGATTATAACTTTGAAGCATCTGGTTTGTCAAGTGTTTTAGATGTTCTTGCATATAATACACACTATAACGGACTAATTGCCAACTTTGCATTGAATGAATCATATTTAGGAACTGCTCAACTTCGTAGTTCACTTGTATCACTTGCAGAAGGTATTGGTTATATACCAGATTCAATGAATGCTTCACAAGGTATTGTCACATTATCTTTAAACTTAGAAAGTTTATCAAACAGACCAACTACAGTTACATTAGCGAGTGGTGTAAAATTTAATGCAGTAGTTGATGGCGTATCTTATGTTTTTCAAACTCAAGAAGAAATATCTGCAACAGATGACGGTGCTGGTAGTTATGCATTTACAACCACAGATAATGTTGCAAATATAAAAGTCTTTGAAGGAACATCAACAACAAAAACATTTAACATTACTGCACAGACAGAAAATGCCGCATATATTATTCCAGACCAAACTATTGATATTGATACTGCTATTGTTCGAAGTTTTGAAACTCCATCAAGTTCTTCGTTTACAACATTTACTGATTTAAGAAAAGCAACATCATTAACATCTAATTCAACAGTTTATATATTAAAAGAAACACCTAAAGGTGACTATGAAATTACTTTTGGTAACAAAACAGTTCTTGGTAGGTCACCTGTTGCTGGTAACAAAGTTACAGTTGAATATTTATCTGTTAGTGGTGCGGCCGCAAATGGTGCCAAAGTATTTACACCTCAAAATCAAGTGACAGTAAATTCTCAAAATTTTACACTTCAAGTAGCAACAGTATCTAATTCATTTGGTGGTTCTGATAAAGAAACAATTGAATCAATTAGAACAACTGCACCATTTCAGTATGCAACTCAAAATAGAGCAGTTACGGCAGAAGATTATGCGACATTAACACAAAGAAATTTTGGGTCGTTGTTAAAAGATATTTCATCATTTGGTGGTGAAGATGCACTTGAACCAGAATTTGGCACAATCTTTTTATCATTACTGTTTAGTGATGCAGTAGAAAACGATACTGTCTCAGGTGAAACAATTAAACAAGCAACGAAAGATAGTATTACAACTTTATTTAAAGATTTATCTGTTGCATCATTTGATATAAAATATACTGACCCAGTTATTTCATTTGTCGAAACAAATGTCTTTTTTCAATTTAATCCGAACTTAACAACTCTTACAGAAAACACAATAAAAGATAATGTGCAAAATACTGTAGCACAATACTTTGCAGATAATACTGGTAAATTTAAAGAATCATTTAGACGAAGTAATCTATTAACATTAATTGATGCAGTAAGTCCTGCTATTTTATCGTCTAGACTTGATGTAAAAATGCAAAGGCGATTTACACCAACATTAACTGCAATTCAAAACCATACATTAAGATATCCACAAAATATTGCACAAACAGATGATGAAAACTTTAGAGTAACTTCAACACCTTTTACTTTTAATGGTAAAACGTGTATTGTTAGAAATCGATTAAGTTCAAATGTACTTGAATTATTTGATACAGTAAATACAGAGGTTGTTACTGATAATGTGGGTTCTTATGCAAACGATACAGTATCAATTGTAGGTTTGCAAATAGATGCAATACCTAGTGGTGATGCATTTATAAAAGTTTCTGTAGTACCAGATAATCAATCATTTGTTACTCCTTTAAGACAAGATGTAATTAATCATGACGTAAGTAAATCACTTGTAGAAGTGGTAGAGGTAGATGCAAACGTATTAAACTAAGATGACACATAAAGTAGACGATACACTAAGAGACGATGGTAGACGAGAGATTGCTCAGATTACTGGGCGAGAAGTCAACAAAGTTGTTCCTGAACATTTTAAAACAGACTATCCAAAGTTAGTCTCGTTTTTAGAACAATACTATCATTTTGAAGATAGTGATGGTTCACCAAGTAGATTAGTAAATGATTTATTTTACACAAGAGATATTAATCAGGTAGATGAATCTTTATTAACTTATATTGAAGACGAGTTATTATTAGGACAATCTTACTTTGAAGGATTTGCAGATAAAAGAACTGCCGCAAAATTTTCTAATAACTTGTATCGTGCAAAAGGTACAAAGTTTTCAATCGAACAATTTTTTCGTATGTTCTTTGAAGTTGATATAGACTTAGAATATACAAAAGAACAAGTTTTTAGAGTTGGTGTAGCAGGTCATGATATTGGTGCAGAATCAAGAAAATTTATCACAAATGCTGAATTGTTTCAACAGTTCGCATTACGTATTACAAGTGAATTACCATTTAAAAGATGGCAAAGACCATACAAATTATTTGTTCACCCTGCAGGAATGTTTATCGGGTCTGCGGTAAGATTAGAAGGAGTCGTACAGAATGACATACTTGCACCAATTAGTTTTGTTGACTCAGACTTAGGACAGATTGATGTCGTAGGTGCAACTGCTTTTGGTTTTGATGAAGTAACACAATTTTTACCTGAGGTAACTGGTATCGCAAGAGATAGTGGAGATAGTGACGGTATATTTAAAAGAGTTATTATTGATGATAGTTTACTTACATCTATTGGTAGCACAAGTATTGTTGATATTCAGAAACAATATGAAACACTACGTGCCGCAGAATTAAGAACATCACCAACATTTGATGCAGATTCTACTGGTCTTGCGAATAGTGTAAACATAGACTTTAGTAATGCATTTACTTCTGAAACTATGGACCAAGATAGATTTGAGTTCTTTAGTGCAGATAGTGACATATATTATTCAAAATTAAGTAATCCTGCACACATAAGTTAGGAATAATTTGTATAAATAGAGACATAGGAAAAAGAAATTATGGCAAAATTAGTAATCGCAAATGGAACGACTGCAAACGATGGTACGGGTGATACTCTTCGTTCTGCCGCTACCAAGATAAATTCAAACTTTTCTGAGATTTATACAATCTTAGGTGGTGATTCAACTGCATTAACTTCTAAAATTACATTTGGTGATGGCACAATCATCTTTGAAGGTACAACTGCAGATGCAAATGAAACTACAATAATAGCAGACGACCCTGGCGCTGACAGACAAATAGTATTTCCAAATGCTAGTGGTCATGTATTACTAGATTCAAGTACTGCTACATTAACAAACAAAACACTTACAAGTCCTGTTTTAACAACACCACAAATTAATGATACAAGTGCGAATCACCAGTATGTTGTTGGAGTATCAGAATTGGCCGCAGACAGAACAATTACATTACCTTTACTAACTGGTGATGATGAAGTGACATTTAATGCACATACACAAACACTAACCAATAAGTCACTTACAACACCAACATTAAATGCTTCCACAGTAACAGGATTAAGCGGAGCGGGTGTATTTAATGATTCTGCAGGTAACGAAGCATTGGTTTTAACAAAGACTTCAAGTGCAGTAAACCACATAGGTATTAAAAATAATGCAACTAATAATGGTCCTATTGTTGAAGCACTTGGTACAGATACAAATATCGATGTTCAATTAACTGCAAAAGGTACAGGTGGTGTTAAATTAAATAGTCCACAAATATTAACACAAGAAACAAAAAGTACTGCAGGCGCAATATCAAACACAGTTCCATTTACAGAATTTACAAGTGGTAGTGCAAAAGCAAATTCACTAGCAGATGGTGCCTCAATCGGACAAATGAAAACACTTGTAGTCTCAGGAGCAGGTACAGTAACACTTACACCTGCAAACTTTGGACCAGGAACAACATTAACATTAGAACAAAACGAATCTGCAGTTTTAATCTGGGAAGGTACAAACTGGCAAATACTTAGCACATATGGTGGCGCAGTAGCATAAGGAGAATAAAAAATGGTAGCAATAGTAACAGACCCGCTAAAACAACTAGTCGCAGATTTAGTTAAATTAAATGATAGTGATGCTTCGAATCAGTATTATGCGGCAATTGGTCGTTCAGAGCAATGGAATGCGACAGATACACCACCAACTCCTCAAAGAAGTTTAGCAGAAGAAATAGACTTTAGAAACTCTATGCAATCAGTAAAATTAATTGGTGATGTTTCAAGAGTTATCCCTAGAGCAAACTGGACATCTGGTTCGGTATATGATGCATATGATGATGCACAAGTAGGATATCCAACAAATACTTATTATGTGTTAAACAATAACCAACAAGTATACATGTGTCTTCGTCAAGGTAAAAGTTCGACTGGTGTAGTGCAAGTATCAACAGTAGAACCTACTGGTGGTACAGATGGTACTCCATTTAGAGGTACTGATGGATATGTATGGAAGTTTATGTATTCAATTAGTTCATTAGATGCAAGTAAGTTTCAATCTGCAAACTTTATACCTATAAAACTAGTAGAAGGAATAGATACAAACTCTCCTGTTTCTGACCAAGAACAAAAAGGTGTACAAGATGCGGCGATTAAAGGTCAAGTTGTAGGATATGAAGTTGTTGTTCCAGGTCAATATACTGGTACACCAACATTAACAATCGAAGGTGATGGTACAGGAGCAAATGCAACTGCAGTTATGAATAACAATCAAATTGTTGATGTAAAAGTTACAGACAGTTCAGACAACACTTTTAAACTTGCAAACATGGGACAAAATTATAACTATGCAAGTGTTAAAATATCTGGTGGTGGTACTGTATCAGAAGTTGCTCAGATTAGACCAATACTTTCACCTCCAATGGGACTTGGACATGACCCAACAGACGATTTAAAATCATCATCATTGATGTTTAATGCTAAACCGACAGGTGAAGAAAGTCTTGACTTTATTATTGGACAAGATTTTAGACAAGTAGGATTATTAAAGAATCCAAAAGTTGATTCGTCAGGGAATGTATTTAGACAGTTAATGGTTCAAGGTAGACATTATTCTGGTGATTCAGATTCTGGTGGTGGTACATTGTTTACTGCATCTACAGGTAGAGCAGTAAGAGGATTACAAATGGCATCTGTTTCTGCTAACTTTACAGAAGATAAAACAATTGTTGGTAGTACTTCAGGCGCAAAAGCAATTGTAGATAAAGATTCAGGTTCAGGTAGTGGAACTGCATTGTTCTATCATCAAAATGACTCAACAGGATTTGCAAACTTTATTGCTGGTGAGGCACTAACAGAATCAGATGGAACAGGTGGTGGTAATATAGAAGCATCATCTGGATATGATAGTGGTACTGCCGCATTTATAAAAGCAGAAGTAAATCCATTTACTGGTGATTTACTATATATCGATAATCGTGCGGCGATTACAAGGTCTGCAGAACAAACAGAAGATATTAAAATCGTAATACAGGTATAATACTATGGCAACAACATTTACTAAAAATACATTCGGAGTTACCTATAAAGATGACTTTGCAGATAGTGATAATTATCATAGAATATTATTCAACTCTGGTAGGGCAGTCCAAGCAAGAGAACTTACTCAATCGCAAACTATAACTCAAGAAGAAATTGCAAGATTTGGTAGACATATATTTAAAGATGGTGCCGCAGTTAATCCTGGTGGTCCAACAGTTGATAACTCATATGAATTTGTTAAATTATCAAGCACTATTACAGATGACCAAGTTACTTCACTTGTTGGATTAGAATTTACTGGTGCTACATCAAGTATTAAAGCACGAGTTATTAGAGTAGCACAAGCAGTTACAGATACTTCTTTAGCAGAATTAGATGCAAGTGTTTCAGCAACTGGTGACCCTGCAACTATTTTTGTACAATATACAGATACAGGCACAAGTGGTTTAGGTGGTACTGCGCCCGTAAGATTTACTCCTGGAGAAAACATTACCTCAGGTGCAACAACTTTAACAGTTCAATCAACAAACACTACTGCAAACCCGGCAACAGGACAAGGCACATTAATC